ATGCAGTAAATTTAATCGAATACTGAACAAAACATACTATGACACAAAGCAGTGTAGATTGCCATAGATTTACATATTTTGCAGTTCACACAATAATTTTCATAAAATCACGCACAAGCCGGTTCAAATGTTATGAGCCATCTCCCAAGAATTTTGTAATTGATCGAAGTTGTTCATATATATTGGAATTTGTCGTTCATCCAAAACCATTTGAACTATTTTTATCTCACGTTCATAGATTTCTCGTCCATGACCATGGAGAAAATGTTCAAAATCTTCCAAATTTGATTTCAACAATTCCATTGGTGGATGTCCCTTCCTTATCCAGTTCGTCAATTCACGTACTGTATCCAAATTCATTTTGGCATGCCAAAGATGAGAAAAATCCAAGTCTCGTATGAATGAACATTTCAAAAATTGCACTTTCGTGATATTTTTGAACAATCCAAATTCACACTCATCCTTTGTTGGTGGAACACAAGATATACCATGCTTTTCATATATCTCTTGTACTTTCAAAGGGTTGTAAAAGCTGCTGGCAAACTGTGTCACAGTTCCAACAGTATCATCACCAACTTTCACTTCACGTATATGCTCGTCAGCCTTTGTGGGAGTGTTATACATTTTCGTCTCTTCATTTTCCTCAGCGCTTTCACACCAAACCAAATATTTCCGATGATTATGTCCAAGAGTATTCAAGACAGCTGTCAAGAAATGACCCGATGGCATTCCCAAGAATGGTACATACAGTAAACGTCCACAAATATGTATACGCCACATAAAAGATGATCCAACAACAATTCCGTCGATGAAAACATAATCTTTTTGATGTTTCAATGTCCACATAGTCAAAATCCAAATTCCATCCATGCAAGTTTCACAATCAAAACCACCATCCCATTTTTCAACATCACTGTCCCAATGCATATTTCCTACTTCTCCTAGAAAATTTACAAGTGCAGTGACATCTGGTCCGAACATGTCTAATCCTAGTCCTGAACCAACCTTCAATTTCGCCCATATAAAGGCAGCAGCCGCTGCACCAAAATATATGCGATTGACAATCAACCATGCAACACTATGCACGTTAAACAGTCGAGTTTTTGCTTTCCGAATTGATCTGATGGGACGCTTTTCATCTTTCATCCAATCAACGTAGTAGTTGAATTTACACCAACCTTCCATTTTCACAGTTCGCAAAATTTCATTGACGTCTTTTTCCAATTCGGATTTCATCCTATATTGTGGTGAACCGTCAATTTCACCAATTTCATCAAACAAGAACATTTTCCCAATAGTTCCTGATGGTCTTTCATTGACATACGGATATCCAGGTGATGTTCGCATGTTCAATTTATCCAATATTCCGGGTATTCCATTGATCGCTTCATCAACTGTCAATAAACGTTTCGGTCCTGGATATAAATCTGTTGCTTCAATGAATTGTTTCAACAAGTGATTTTTACTCATAACACGATGTTTCAATTTCCATAATCCGGTTTCCTGGTTGTACTTTTGCATAGCCATTTCCAATGGACCATACTCTGTGTTTTGAGTCTGTCTGGGGTCTCCTTTTAAAAAGATCGCAGGCTCTGATGTATGTGGATAAGCCGCATCAAATATAGGAGACATAAGAATGTCACTTTTCAATGGTGTGTTTATTCCTTCATCCAATACTCCCAAAATCAAATGTCTACCCATAGGTAGAAGTTTCGGGGTTTTCGCTTCTGTGTCACATTGCATAATCATATAATCAACTGGTGGTCCGTTAGCTGTAGTATCACTTCCAATGAAACTATCAATCAATTCTTTCCAAATCAATATTGACACTCCCAAATTTTCTTGTCGATGTCCAGCGACATGAATGCCTAATATTTTCTTTGGCATATGGGGATTTACTGAAATTATAGCCGCTCCGCAATAGCCGACTTTCGTAGGTACAGGATAAGATATACCACGATAAATCTCAAAATTTTCACTTTTGCCATAATTCAACAATCCAGTCAACATTTTAGATGTTTGAGAAAAATGTACTTCATACATTCCATCTCTAGTATCATGAGTACCAAAACAAATTGGTCTACCGTTTGCCATTTCCAAATCTCTCTCAAGTGGAATGTGGTGTGTCAAATCAGCAAAAGTGGGAACCTGAGGCATAGATGTTAAATCGAGGATCATCATATCTCTCAAAATCAAAGTTCCATCTTGTGAAGAATTAACCTTTGATGGACGTTTCACAGCTGAATGTGGTATAAATCCTGAAAAATTTTTTCCAAATCGTGTTATTCCAATCAGGTATTCAGTTCTGTTTGGTGCATTCATAAATAGATGTGCGGGCACCAATACTTTCAATCCTTTCAATCCAAGATAATTCATGGTCATTCCTCCAAAAGATATTAAACCTGAATTCATTTTGATAGATCTTAGTAAATTCATAGCATTCTCATCATTCGTTCCTTCAATTCTCATTGCATCAGACAAGGCTACAGGCTCTTCTGTTGATTTCACTGGTATATTAACAGCTTCAGCATGAACCATTGGTTTGGGTGGACGTTTTCCCGACTCTTTAGGATATGATGTCTCAGCATGAACCAATCTTTTTGGTAGTCGTTTTCCCGACTCTTTTGGATAAGAAGATTCAATCAAACAATTTTGCTCAAGTAAATCAAAGTCAACATGTTTTTTGGCTCTAATTCCTTCAATGATCGATTTATTTCCAACTTTGATAGTTCCTTCCAATGCAACAAATTCAACATCAATCAACTCATCTGGTTCTTGTTCATCCGGAAAAATTTGGAGTAAATCAGATCCTCCATGAACGGCATTGATGGCATTATTTCGTTTTTTAAGCCGACATCTGTGACAAAGATGTAAATATTGTTTTGAAATTTCCAATGAATGTCGTTTGTGAATATGCATAAAAGCATTGTTACACTTGTCACACAAATGTATATGGTTGTAAGCAATTCCATCATCTGGCAAATCCAAATGCTCATGAGTTTGTATGCGCATTGTATCACCTTCGATAATGTTTATAGATTTTTCCTTGGTAGTATTTGTCATCTGCCACATAATATATCCACATACTATAGCTGCAACAACCCACTTAATCCATTTCCAATTTGAGGAAATGAATTCAAAAATCTTTCTCTCCAATTTTAAGATGACTCCCAAAATATGATTTGTCAAATAAAGAGAACTTGTGGTACAAGCGTAGAAAATTCGGTACTGCAACATTTGTGCTTCCAAAACGAAAATTTGAAAGTCAGACAAATCAGTCTGCATTCCTCGAATCAGACCTTCAAATCTGTCCAATGTTTCATGTATATACCTAGACACTCGATATGCCCGTCTTGGTGTACCAACAAACGCTCTTCTCTCTGGATCTGATATAAAGAAGTCCGTCAACATCATGACACTGTTGTGTCCTGATTTTTCAATGATTTGTTTCCATGAATTCGATCGTATAAATCTCAACATTTGTCCTCTCCATATCCGAAAATCAGATACTCTATCTCCATGAACAATATTGTACATTTGTTCCAATTCATCAGTTGAGTACATTTCCACGAGAGCCTTTTTTATTTCAGTAACAATGACATCATTCTCTTCAAAAAGATATTCAATTCCATCTTGAACGACAATGCCATAGACTACATCATCTCGTACACACATGCCAATTTGCGAAAATGACATCATAATGAGATTTTCTGACCTATTCTCGTATAGGGCAGTGGAACTTTGAGCAGCTCCTTGAACTTCAATCACATTATCCATGACTTCTTCAATTCCAATTAGACGTCGAGTAATTTGATCATCCAAAATATCTTGAACACATCTAGGAACTGTATACGGTGGTATATTATATCGATAGATAGTCTCGATAGGTATACTGGGATTCATTCCTTTAATCAATCTAGTTTGTTCAATTGCAAAATGACTGTATCTTCCAATCAAATATGCAACAAGTTGGGGATATGTCATTGCATTTGTAAAATTTGCATTTGTATTCAATAGAGGATCACGTATAGTAAAAACCAGGTGTGAAAAATCGGTTTTCTTCACTCGTGACTCACTCGCCCAATTGGCTTCAATGAGAACATCCCGTCGTCGCAAATAAGCAGAATTAACTGCAATTCCAGCTGGTCTTGGGTACAAGGTGTTTGTTGTGGACATCATAACTTTCGACATGAAATACATCCCCTTTTTCTTCAAATCAGCCATGTTGAGTATAACTGGAACATTTGATTTACGCTGTATGTGCGCAGCTGCGGATTCTTCATTGTTGATCATATCCATATCATCAACATAAAAACAGCGTTGTCCAGAATAATTGTCATAAAAATCCATACCTTCTGTTCGCGGATAAATTCGATTCAGAATAGGCCATTTTTGGGAATCCGAAATTGCATTCATAATCGCATATGAAACAAAACTCTTTCCAACACCAGGATCTCCTCCAAGACTGATATGAAAAGGATCAACTCGAATGTCAATCTTCAAAGCATTATCAACAGCAGCCGAACACAATTCTTCAAATTGTCGACTCAAAGTGTTGACTTTATTTCCAAATTTATAATCAGCAGATATTCCCTTCATTTTCAGGTTTCTCATGTCAACATGAAGTTTCTCAAATTTGTCTCTTACGCCCATATCATATGTGAGCAATGGTAAATTCTCCAAACTACTCAATTCATTGATAGTCTTTGCACATTGTTCAAGGGCTTTGTAATTTTCTTGTTCAACTCTCATCTTCGAAACTTCTTCAGATTCTGGAAAAACATATTTCAATAATGCTTCCATCACAAAAGAATGCATTGTTTCAAATGACTCCATGATCGTTGCCAATCCGGTTTTGATATTAAAGGTTTCTCTTCCTCGGACTGCACAAAATTCCCAAATTGATTTTATCTTTGTTCTATCAGTTTGAAATCCGCCAATTGCTTTCGCGCCAATAGCCATAACAGCTATGGTTAGAACTGTAGCAACACCAGAGACACTGGTATCACCTTGCATTTCTAGTCCCTCCGCCAGTTGATGCGGGACACGCGAAATTTCGTGAACATATGAGACAATTCGACTCATAATATTTGTGTTTAAGCCAATTGCAATGGCCAATTTGACACCAAAAGATGCCCATTTATTGAGAGTCCCAGAACACAACGTTTCTCCTAAATCAATCATCAGAATCAGCGCTGTTGAAATCATTGCTTTTGATATTCCAAGATTTTCCATCAAAACATTCGTCATTGAACCCAAAACAGAATTTGAAGCAACTTCAACATTCATAGCTGTACGTTCAACTGAGTTTCCAACTGCTGCACTAGTACTTGCCAAATTTGATGTGATTTGTGCAACATCCCGAGGTATATTATAAATCGAAGAAAAGAATCCAGGTCGAGTGGATTGATATCTTTGACGTTGTCTTGCAGCATACTCATCGTATACATCTCCTTCCATTTGAAAAACGGATTCTGCAATTTCTTGTTCCATTTCAATCAAATGAATTCTTTTGAGAGTATCTTTTATTTGTCTCAAATCTTTACGCGAATTGGTCACAGCAACAGATAATGCTATAGCCTCTCCTCGATGTTCATCTCTCCACGAGTTCAACATTCCATTCAATCGCCCCATGATATCAACAACATCTTTCATGGCAACGTATGCCATTTCAGCACATGTAGGTTGTTCAAATTCAACCTCATCATCATCTTTCAAATCGTACAAATTTCTGAGAGTACGAGCTTTGGTTTTCAAAATGGTCAGTCTTTGTTGATATATATCGTTCCAATCATTCCAAACTTTTCCTATGATAGATCTTTTCTCTTCATAGTGGGAAATAAACCATGAAATAGCAGATGCAATCTTTTGAAAAATCTTTTTGATATATAAATCCATCATTTCTGGATCTCTACAATCTGAATCTCCTTCCATTCTCATATTTGATGATCTCAATTTTTGTCTGAAAGATTCATATCGGTCATGCAAAGTCATGGGTGGGTCAGGAATAACTGATTGAATTGATTCAATCACTGGTTCTCTGACTTCACGAGAGTTTAAAGAATGTGTTGTTGCAGTTGATGTTTGAATTTTTGTTTCAATTTCGTCATCATCTGAATCTTGAGGTTTTATTAGTGAACCAGGATCAACTGTAATTTGTTCAACTGGTGGTTTCACTGGTTTTGATGGTATCGTGGCATTAGATTCAATTGGTTTCTTGACCAAAACAGTATCATCATATTCCTGATTCAAGATCTTCTGAATATGATATGAATGAGGTATACAAGTATAACCTCCATACCAAAAATTCTCAGCTGATGACCAATATCCAGCTGTTTTTGATGCTGGATTCAAAGTTTTTGAGTCGTAGGCATCCAAATACAATCTAGTTTGATAGATTGATGAATCCCACTTCGCCGTTTGTAGTCCTGGAGACATCAAGAAATTATTCCAAGTCATTGGACTGATTGAAAAAGTCATATTGGTAGCAACAGAATCAAGACGTATCATTCCAGGTCCCGATCCAAATTTCCAATTTGTTTCACCATTGATGGGTACTTCACGAGCACACAAAACATCAGTATTAGCATCCATCATTACATTCACATCTCCTCCCCAAAAAGCAAAACAAGGACTGAAATATTTATTGTAGGAATGCAGGTATGTTGTAACATCACCTATCGAAGACACTGGAAATGGTCCCATTTGAAGAGGTGCCAAAGATGCCCAAGGATCACGTACGATTTTTGTCGATTCAAATGGTTGTGCCTTTTTCATTAATTCCAAAATAGTAGTAATTTCTTCAAATCCAGAAATGGGCCCAGGAGGACAAATGTCCTCACCCAAAACAGGAAGATCACCAGAGTCTCCTTCCATTCGAAGATCCTCTAAACGTCGGAATATGTCTCTTTTACGATCATAATTCGAGAGATAGTTTGGTGTATAAATTCGGTATTGATTGGGTCCGGATTCCATTCCTCGTTCCCATTGTGTAAGTTCAACTGATTGCAAACCTCCAGATGTTGTAACAAGTGGTGAATAAACAACTACAGACATCTTGAAACAAGATGAAATGTCAATATCTGCAAATTCCAAACGATGTGACAAAGGTCGAATTTTATGAGGTGACATATTTGCAGCACGAATCTCAATCACCTGAGTGTCAGCAATATCAAAAATGATGTGTGGATATAAAGTCATATTCAAAGCATTGATGGGTGTCAATGTATCAGAACACACAAAAATCAATTTACCTTTTGTGAATCCATTTTTGGCCAAAAGAAATTTATAAACCATAGATCCAGACCAATGGGAAGCAAAAGCAGAGAAAAAACGAATTGGTGTAGAAAAACTTTCTTGAGTCCAACCTTGTTCATGTGTAGTATTATATGGTTCAACCATAAAATCATGCAAAATTTCTCCTGTATTTGCACCAATAGGCCATTGAAAAGTATTTGTCCATCCATAAGTTGAACACAAAGAATTGATAGACATTTCACTACCAGAACTCAAAAACGAAGTTTGACTGATTGGTTCTTTCGAAATCATTTTACACGTGTTGTAAAATCCATTGTGACGTGATGTTGTTGGGTAGTAAAAAATTGATGCTAGATCTTCTTTTTTATCTCCTTGCATAACGAAATCTCCAGAAGTAACATTTTGGAGTCCAGTTTTGACTTTAATCGTTTTAAGTGGTACACAAGGAACAGCCAATTTCAAATCATTCAATTCAACAGACAACTGCAAGCTCAATTCACTGCCTCCAGTTGGAACAATTAATGGACTAACAACCCCAATGATGACATATCCAAGACTTCCAACATCAGCTGATGTTAACATGTCGGATTCATACCAATCTTTGTTGTAGGTCCATGGCACAGTGAATGACACTTGTACCATTTCATTCGCAAAAAATTCAACACCTCTAGCTGTTCGTAAACCCATAGAGATTGCATTCGAATCAGGTTGGGTTCCCTGAAACCAAGCCCAGCCAGGGAGATATACCATTCGTCCAATGCCCGCATAAAAAATGTTCGTTTCATACGTCAATGTGTATGTTATAGACGAAAAGTTGAAATATCTGTGATTGAGAATTGCATTCTTCAACAATTGATTCGACATGAACGTAGTGGCAACTGGAAAAGACAACATTCTCGACATTCCAGAAATAGTTGACGGCCATGCAATTTTGGTAAGATAATATTTACGACCAGCCATTGTAGAAAATTTCCAATCATAAGGAGCTGAAGTTGCCGGTGCAACATTCATAGTTTCAGCAGCGATGACAGGTGCTTCTACGATAAGAGCAGAATCAGGTTTAGCCAAAACTGTAGAATCATCTCCTTCCATCAACATTCCTCCAACCATCAAAGCTGTATCAATAATAGTCGGAATCACCGCAGCACCAAAAGCCGCTGAATTGTCTGATTCAGTTGGTTGAGACAATCCATATTTCTTTCCAGATGGACGATTTACTCCTCCCAGGTAGTTATACAAAGTTTGTCCTCCAGACATACTAGAAGTAACTGCCTTAGATGCAACTCGTGAACCATACGAATATAATTTAGAGGATGTATCGTTCACTCGACCACCAACTGGTGGTTTATTCTTTGGATCTGAATAGGACGAATAACGATGTCCTTCTTGAGCTTCAAAAGCCCGATCAGTAGCAAGATGTTGTTTTGCTTCTGCAAGTCTCTTATGATCTTGAGTCATACTCATTTCAGTAATAGACTCCCATGGACGATATTTCCGGTCCAATGCTGATTTCAACATCTCAGTATTTTTGAAAGACTGAGCAACTGACTCTTTAGGATGTAATTTTCTTGGTTGATGCCAAGAAGAGCCTGTAGAATACGAAGCGGAGCGAAGATTTGTATTTGATTTATAAGACATTGTAGGGTTACCCTTCAAGTAAAACTTCAGACTCTGTACATAGGCCGCTGAAAAGCGTTTAAAATCTTAAAGAAGATTACCATTTAATACGCCCGCACGGGTGGGTTATTACTGAGCCTGGCATAGAATTCAAACGATCTCTACCCCCAATTGATACCATCTGGTAAAAATTGTTATCTTTCGATAGGATAAAAGGTACCTAAGAACGCTACACTAACACTAACTCATATACCTAAAGAAGCTTAGATACTTCAATAGAGAGCTTAAAAACCATACCGGTGCTACAGTATGGGTGGGAGATTACATTGCCGTTAGACAATACCAAAGAGAGTGCCATCCACTACAAACCTACCAGTTTTTCAGGATCGCATTTGCGTGCTATATGTTCTCTCCAGATACTGAATGCGTCAAGAGGTAATATGTTGGTCCAGGGTGGACGAGATCGAGCTACTACAGAATCCCTAGGCGTCCGAAGACGAAATAATTCTGTACAGTGTCAGAAGAAAACGAAGAGGACGAAGATGAACTTTTAGCTCTACAACAAACTATCAAATTTTAAAATTCTTAGCTTGAGGTCTACTAGGCGAACATGGGAGGACCCATGTT